AACTTGCGAATTTCAATGATGTCCCGTCCTTGACGCACTGCAATAACTGTACTGTCTGAGCCAAACCGCGCTGGATCCACCCCAATGACGATGGGCGCGGAGTCATCCTGCCACTTGTCCCGTTTCATCGCTTCATCGACTAGGCTTGATGAGATGAACTGATCGTCGCCTTCTGAGGGGAACGAACCATACACTTCAACGTGCGCCTGGTACGAATCAGGCCCGTATTCTTCAATAATTTGGTTATAGACGTTCTTATCGGTACCTTCTACATCCCTAGCATCCACTTGCCTAGATTGCCAAAAGTCACGTTTGCTACCCTCGATTGCTTCATAGAAATAGCCCGTATTGCGCCGTGGGTTTGAAAAGCAACACCAAAAGCGGTTGGGCGTGTTTTCTGTGAAGAACCCTGAAGTCACCGCCCAGATGGAATCATCAATACCCGATGCCTCATCAAACACGACCATTACGCCATCGTAGTTATGCACACCCGCGAACGCATCAGGATTCTCAGCCGACCACAATCTGCCTTCCAAGTTCCAGTAGCGTGTGCCTTTCTTAAGGTCACGCTCGACTAGTTCAGTGAGCCACTTGGCGGGCATGACTCTTGTGGCGCTGATCTCCCACCAGTAGCTATTGATTGACATGGACGACCACTTAGTAATCTCAGCCCAGGTGACGCTGCGTAGCTGTGATTCACTGTTAGCGGACACTATCACAGTCGAGCCAATCCTTGTTGTCATCATCCAAAGGACTAGCCAACTGACTAGTGCCGACTTGCCAATACCACGCCCAGAAGCAATCGCTAATCTAAGTACGTCAAAGTCCATCTGCCCATCGTTCTTTTTGATGTGATCGCCTAGGTCATTCAAGACCTGGCGCTGCCACTTGCGAGGCCCACTGAAATGCTCCAAGGGCGTACCTTGCTGTCCCCAAGGAAACGCAAACATCACGAACGCTAGCGGATTGTCTTTAATGGCTGGCGACCAAAGCCGCGCCATGAGTTCTTGTTCATCTTGCGCGGAATAGCGGGTAGTCTGCATTTAGGCTGCTTTGAGTTTCTCTTTGGTTGGTTTGTATTCTACGACTTCAGGCTCGTTGTTATGGGTGAGGGCGTCGATGACTCTTGATTGCGCTTGCTCGAGAGCAGCAGTGATTGAGATGCGCTGATCAACGTCGATAGAGAGTTGTTGTTTGGCGACCCAGCCGTGTTGATGTTGCAAGATGGCAAGGGCTGACTTGACGTCGCCTTCTTTTGCAGCAGTATGCAAGACTTCGGCCATTTCACGTTCACCTTCTGCCCTCCCTTTGAGTTCAGCGTATTCAGCGATGGGATCAAACAACACTAATTGGCGGTACTCGGTAGGCGTCATGCCAGCCGCTAAAGCTAAAGCATCCCCCTTAAGGCCAATCTTGGCGGCTTGCATGATAGCTTCAAGCCTGCTTTCGGTGGCTTGCAACTTGCGAGGTTCGTAAGGGAAGCTTTGGAACATACGCGTGATGTTATCACTTTTTAATAAAAAATAAAAAATAAAAATTTGTAAAGTTTTGGTTAATGATTGTAAAGATGTGGCTATGTTGCTGTTTAGAAAAAAATTGTTCACGAGTCCAGCCCCAGCCACACCTTCGGCGCAAATGACCTATGGGGGGGGTTGCTTAAAAAAGAGGCATTCTAAAGGCTAAGGGTTTACCCTAATAGCTTGTGGACATTGTGGCGTTGTCCACGCTAAGAGGTAGCTAGCTGGCAGCTTGTTGCTTTTCCCTTTTAGCTGGCGGGCGCGTAGCTTGTGGATATTGTGGGCTAAGGGTTTTAAGTTTGTCCAAACTGTCCACAACTATTTTGAGATTAGCCCGAAGCTGGCGGGAAATAGCAGCATAAACGTGGACAACGTGGACAAGTGGACAACGGATTTTTAAGAGCTAGCTTATAACATCTGTGGTATTAATACAACATATATGTATATCTTAGCTATATAGCTCTTAATTAATATCCACATTATCCACAATCTACCCTTTTCCCTGATTTTGCAAGGGTTTGCCGCCGCGCATTGTGGACAATTCACTACCCTTTAAACTTATCCACTCTCTATCCACAATCAATCCACAAACCAAAAAAAACAACACCTTGAATTTATTTTGCGTAAAGTGTTGCAAACTGTAAAACAATAGTTTACATTATCAATAACGGCAGCGTATCGCCGTTTTAATCCACTAAATTAAACTGAAGGAATCAAAAATGAATCAATTTCACATCAAGCAAAACACCCTCGACGCTATGTTACTAATAGCAGCCAAAAAAGATATACGCTACTATTTAAACGGCGTTTACATCGAATTTAACGATCAAATTAGCCGCGCCGTAGGTTGCGACGGGCACAAACTAGGCATTTTCCAAAACGCCGCGCCTGACAATCGCGGGAATGGCTCTATCATCGTGCCGCGTGAAGTGATTGAGAATCTACCCAAAAAATGCGACATTCTGACATTTTCACAAATTAGCGATACGCATTGGGAAATAAACACCGGCAACGCCACAATTAAATTCGCGCCATGCGACGCAAAATACCCTGATTTTCGCCGCGTGGTGCATGGTATTCAAACCGCCGGCACAAGCGGGCAAGCTGCTGGCTATAACCTTGACTATCTCAACCAGTTTGAAAAATGCGGCAATATTTTAGCCGGCAGCAAACTACGCATGGGCAACCGCCTACGCTTACATCACAACGGCGACGCTGCCGGCTTGGTGCTCTTAAATTGCGTCGATGGGTTCGCGGGTGTTGTTATGCCCTTGCGTGATTCTGTCGGCTCTACTGGCGCACTTTTCCCGCTTGAACTTACCAGCGATCTAACCGCCACGCAAGAATTGGCAGCCGCTTAACTTATTTGTAGTGGATCGCGTAGCCGCCCCGCGTATTGGGCGGCACTTAATAAACTAAATTAGAGGAATCTAAAATGATCGCAATTCATACAAAATACATTAGCCCAACAAATACTAGGGGCAGCCGCATTAAAGCCTACACCGCGAATTGGGGCGATAGAAAAGGGTTTAGCACAACCATTCCTTATGATTATTCCCTGAATGACGTCGCGCTGCATTTTAAAGCGGTTCAAGCCTTAGTAGATAAAAACGGCTTAGATTGGGATTTGTCAGATATGCGTTACGGCGATTCTGCCGACGCGCGCGGCTTTTCATTCTGCTTTAACTGTTCCCGCGTAGAGGTGAAAGCATGAATAAGCAGCCACAACCTAGCAAACTTGAGATAGTAGCCGCCGGCATTTTGGGCGGTGTATTGTGCGGCGGCATGATCGCCTTGTATTTTTACTTAAACGGGGGTTTTTAATATGAGAGTAAGCAAAAAGAACCTAAAAAGCGCGATAGATTACGCGCTAAAAGATCGCCGCGCCCTTAATCTAAACGATTACAACGCGACGGATTGGGTAGCCTTGGGAGCAGCTACGGCGCACCTTGACGGGCTGTTAAATATGGCAACCAGTTTAGGCTGGCACGATCTTGAAACCTACGCACTAGCGAACTTATAAGGGGGTAAAAATGAGAGCCAAAAACGAGATAGTAAAAGAAATACGCGAGATATTAAGCGCGATAGACCGCGATTTAGACCCCTATTTAAGAGGTGATTTAGGGCGTTATACCGGTTATTTAGCCGAAAACGCGCAAGACCTAAACATTTTAATTTTAAAACTATTGAAAGGTTAAGACCATGTTTACAGTCATTTATAAAACGTATCTCGGCGGCGTTGAATCCTACGCTTATCGCCGCTTTACTAATCGCGCCAACGCGACAACTTTCGCCCGCAAAACGGGCGGCACAATAGAAAAGAGCTAGTTATGTTTAATACTTATGATATTGAGGCGACGCCATGCCCTGAGTGCGACGCTAAAGAATTGGTTTATAGCCAATATTGCAACGCCGTAGCTTGTCAAGAATGCGGCTTATGGTTTGATTTATTCGGCAACATTTTAGAAAAAGAGGCATAAAAATGGCACATTTTCGAATTTTGGCAAGTTATACAGTTTATTGCTCTATGAATGTAGAAGCCGACAACATCGACGAGGCGCGCGAATTAGCTTATGACGCCGACGGCGGCGACTTTAACAGCGATTATAACGGCGGCTGGAATATTGACGACGTAATCACCTTACAAAACGAAAGCGAGGCAGCAGCATGAACAACGATCCATTTTTCCAAGAAATTTCCGACGATGAGCCGTTACCACTTACCCGTAATCACGATCAATCTTGGATAGAAACAATATGGCGCGCGGTTGATCTTGACAGTTTAGGCGACGAACAACGCGACGATTTTTGCACCGCTATGGCGTGGATTTGCGAGGAATTGAACAACGCCGGTTGCACTATTGACGATCAATATTAAGGAATAAGACTATGAATATCACTATTACGCTAGAGCAATACAACAAAATGCGCCGTTTATCTGATTTTGCCGATTTTTGGGCGGATGACAGTAAGCCCGATTCTGATTTTTACCTAGATCAATGGGAATCCGACAAAGAAGAAATATTACAAGCTCAAGAAGTTTTACAAGATATTGACGAGCTAGTTCGCTGCCAAACTGAAGAAATTGCACAATCAGCACGCACCGACGCATGGATTAAGCAAGCCAACCAAGACATCAGAGAGGGCAAAGCATGAACACTTACCAAGTTTTTAACCACAATAACACCCTTTTAGCCACGCATGACAACGCGGCGGCGGCTATTAAGGAAGCATTGATCTACCGCCATCAAACCGGAAACCCCGCGTATGTAGAGCAGCAAAGCGAGCAGCCCATCGGCGCATGGTGTGAAATTGAATGGCTAGATGATGGCGCGATTGGGTTTAAATACGCTAGTTTTGGGAAATACGACGAGGAAAACGACGCCGATAGTTACGGCATAAGCGACGACGCTATTTTCTATTATTGCGACGGCGAAGCCGACATAAAGCGATTTATGGGCGATAACGGAAATGGCGATTTTAGGGTCTTATCTTATGACATTGAATATAAGGATTAAATATGTTGATCGCGATAGGTGCAGTCATTGTGGTAGCCTTGTTTATAGTTTTACTTGATTTATAAACTCCAAGCAACAAAGAAAAAGCCGGCTATATGCCGGCTCTTTTTATTTCACTAGCACCATCTTAGGCGGCGGGTTTTCCTCTACCATACGGCGTAAATCAGACTTAGCAAATTCGGACAACTCAGGCGCACAAAAAATATGCTTTTTAGTATCAAATTCCCTAGATTTTAGCCGCCCGCGATCTATCCAATTAGCTTCTTTTAGCGCGTGCAACAATGCAGCCTGTGGCACTTTCACGCCCGACGGCGCAGCACCCGTAAGGCGATCACAAAGAGAGTGAAAGGGTGAGCCTATGACTCCCCTAGAAAACTCGCCTACGCGGTTTTTAAGCATCTCTACTAGGTAGCTTTCCGCCATGCTCATGCCATGCTCTACTAGGTTTGCTTTAAACTCAGTCCACATCGGCGGCGCACTAGGATTAAACGCGCTGACGTCGCGGCTATGCAGCCAACCGGCAATAGCAGCAAACCCGCCCGATCTATACCACTCCCAAATTTTCTTAGCTTGATTTGAATCCATGCGCGGCGCGGTGCTCCATACACAGAACCAACGGCGATCTTGACTAGCTAAGGAGATCGGCACTGGGTCATTACTAAAAGCTAGCACGAACAGTCTATTTGCCATCATATAAGGGTGTAAGCCCTTGCGATTGATTGGCAACATCTCAGGCGGCGCGGCTATGATTGGCTTGAGTTGATTAGCCAACTGGCGACGCACTGCCGCGTCAGGCTCTTTAAGCTCATTGATGATAAGGATTTCAGATTCAAGCTGATAACCCCATTGGCTATTAACAGAATTGTTATCCATAATGCCGCGATTTTTAAGATGCTCACCGCATACAGCCCATATAAACGGCGCCCAAAATGTATCCTTACCGCTACCCTCATCGCCAGCGTGCAGAACGGCGTGATTGATTTTAATCTCAGGGTATTGCACCTTGAACGCCATAATGTTAAGCAAGTGATCAAGTTCAGCCGGCTCAGGCACTAAAGTCTTACAGTGGTTTAGCCATAAGTCTATGCCGCCGCCCGCGCCCTTAACGATCTCAGGGCGAGCGTTACGCCAACGATTGCCAAACAGATCGCCATCACGAGCAACGATGACATCTTCGCCGGCAGCATAAGTAACCCCAACCAAAGCCTTCGCGCCCATCGCTTGACGATTCTCATCAAAGCAAATTGACGCTTCTACTTTGCGTCCCGTATGAATAGACTTACAAGATACATGGCGATATAAGGCGTTAAAGGTTTGGCGGCTCACTTCGCGGCGGTCTTGCATATCGAAGTAAGATTCATCGTCTTGGATGTAAGCAAAGCGGTTATACCATTCTGCTTTTTCAATACGACCTAATTCTTTACGCTCAACCTCTGCGATAATTTCTGCTGCGGTGTCACGATAGACATCGTTAGGGGTTAGTTTGGATAGTGCCATATTCATCTTTTCTGCTAGTAACTCATCACGCAAGCCGTGATCAACTTCGGGGCCACCATTATCCGCTACCCAGTCTAAAAACATCTGTGAACTGAAGTCCACACAATGACCATGCAAGCAACAGAACGAACGATCTAAGGGTTTGTACCTACCTTCAATATTGCCATCGGTATGCTCTGCGTTGTTAGGGCAGACAATACTCATCCATCCTTCGCCATTGGCAGCCGACATGATTAGTCCTTGCTCGTTAAGCCAAGTCACTACTGAATCTTTGCCTGTGTCAGCCAAACGAATTGCTACATTTGTAGCAGTATCAGCAGGGTCAGGCACGACATTAAGGGCGGCGCATATATCTTCAAGGTTGTATTCAAGCTCAGGTTTGAAATGTATCAATGTTGATACAAAGTTATTACGTCCTGGCTTTAGGTTGACAGATCCTGGCAGACGGAAATTGCGAACAGCATTAGTAGCGCCCGGATCGGTATAGCCCGCCTTGGCTATAGCTTTGATGGCTGCGGTAAAGTCACCCTTAGTCGGTTGCTCTTTAAAAGCATAACCCCATTGGAATGACCCTTCTGAAGTTTCCATGATCCAAGTAGGCGCAAGCGGTGGCTCTTTGGACTTGGTGCCAATGTCATCTAACATCATCACAAGGACGTATTCGCAGTTGGCGCTAGATGCGGACACTTTGCCATCAGCAAAGCGATCTAATATGAATGAGCCTGTATTGCCGTAGATAGCCCAATCAGTTTTAGTCTTAACTGTTGGCAGGTAAGCAGGCCAAGTGCATTTAATTGCGCCATCGGCATGGAATTGCAACTCGCCGTTATTAGACAATTGTGGCTTTTGTCTAATAACTAATGCGGTTTCACCTTCAGGTGCTAATTTAGTGATATATTCTACAAAGTTCATTTATGGACTACCTTTCGTGAGGTTTGCCCCCTAGCCTAAAAAACTAGGGGGTTTTTCTTTTTATTTACCGTAACGCTGCATTGAATGGATCTCTACACCTAGGGGTATTCCCTTAGCCCAATCGGGTGGCGTACACATCACTTCTTCCATTCGTTTCATCATCGCTTCGGGTTGATCTGTTTCTACAACAATTTCATCGTGGACATGGAGAACAACATCATCCAACTGGCGTAAAGAATGACGCAGTAAATCATTAGCAACAGCCTGAGTAATATTTTCACAAGCCAATCCTTTCCACAATCTTGCTCTAGGCCATTCCTTTGCATCCGCAGCAGGCTTCCATGCCGACTTAGCGTACGTTATTCCGTCCGCTTCTGTTCTTGCAAACGGGTAACAAAGTACACGCCCAGAAGGTAGAGCATACCAAAGATGCAAGCCATCGTACATATAACAAACCCTACCTGCGCTAAATTCATGCTTAGGATTTCGCATCGCTCTTGTGTATGCTTCTTCTAAATCTTGCCAATATGGAACCGCCCAAGGATTAGCCATACGCCACGCTGCGACCATACGCTTTGCTTGAGGCTCAGGTAACAAAATGCCGTAGGCGCGCCCCATTGCAGCGAACGCTCCTATGCCACCTGCAAAGCCGCAGGCAAGCTCTTGGACTTTTCCAATCTGACGTTGCTCATTGTTTACATCCGCAACAGGAACGTGGAATGTTGCACTTGCGTTAACTTTGTAAATGTCATCGCCATGCTCAAACAACTCTAATTTTTTAACTCCAGCAGGGCAATTAGATAGCCAAGGGTTTACCCTAGCTTCAATGCCTGCCCAGTCAGCAACAACTAATGATTTTCCCCGTTGGGGTATGAGGGCAGGTCGTAACATTCCTTTGAGGACATCAGTGACCCGTCGTCCAAAAGCAGGGACAATTGCGTGGCCTCTAACCATTGCTTGTCTAACGGCGTCAGGGTCAACGGCGCATCTGCGGGTG